TTAACTGAGTGCCTGAGGTTGCTCCCGATCTCAGGCATCCATTAATGGGAGTAAGGAGATGACATGCCAACCATAATTACAGCTTCCGAGTTGAGATCTGTGCTTGGTGTGTCATCATCCTTGTATAATGACAGTTATCTAAATCAAATAATAGATACAGCAGAATTAGTTATTTTGCCAATGCTTGTAACATTCAAAGCACCAATCCAAAAGGTGTCGCTGACTGATAATGTCGCCACTTTTACTACACTAGGAATTCATGAATTTACCGAAGGACAATCAGTCGTCATTACAGGATGCGGAAGCCCTTACAACGGAACAAGAGTTGTGCTGGCAGATAATCTTGGACAGTATACCTTTTCGCAATCAATCACTAATGCCGATTTACTCGAGGCTAATGTCATCCCATCCGGAGTTGCTGCCCTTTCTGGCGGATCAACTTATGTTGGAAATGCAGCTGTTCAATCAGCCGTCTATACAGTTTCAGTCGAAGTTTTCCAAGCCAGACTTGCCGGTGGAGGACAAATCGAAGGAGTAGATTTTACTGCAACTCCATTCAGAATGGGTCGATCATTATTTAATAAATGTGTTGGTTTGCTTGGTTCATACATGGACACCGAAAGCATGTGTCAATAAATGCCTAACGAAACAATCCTTCAACAAATCCGCACACCTTTAGCAACTGCTTTATCTAGCGTTGCAGGAAATGTTTATTCATTTGTGCCTGAAACAGTTATTCCACCAGCTGTGGTGGTTGTGCCTGATTCGCCCTACTTAGAATTTGAGACAATTAGCAAAACCAATATCAGAGCCAAAATTAATTTTACAATTACAGTTGCAGTTGCCTATAACAGCAATCCTGCATCGCTCGACAACATCGAGCAGTTAGTAATAAGTGTTCTGGCAGTAATTCCAGCAGGTTATATTGTCAGTTCGGTTGAAAGACCAACAGTTACACAAGTAGGAGCAGCAACTTTGCTTATTGCAGATGTTAGAGTTAGCACCTATTACACGAGAACAATCTAAGGAGAAAAATGCCAACGACAGTTATTACCGGTCGAGATATTACCTTCACTATTGGCGGTAATAATTTCGATGCACAAGCAACAACAGCAACACTTACTGGCGAGATGGATCGTCAGACTTATCAGACACTAGACGGAAAAGTCTTTAAGGTAACTGATAATAACTTCACCTTTGAAGTTGAAATGTTAGCCGATTGGGGCGCAACTGGATCACTTTGTGAGATCCTATGGGGCGTTGCCGAATCAGCACCAGATACAGCAATCAACACAGTTTTCACAGCTACATCCGGCGCAGTATTTACTTTCCAAGTATTGCCAATGTGGCCATCAGCTGGTGGAACTGCACCAGATGCACAGACTGTATCTCTTTCATTCCAAGTTATCGGAGTGCCAACAGAAACCTTTTAATCAATAAAAAAACGGGAGCAAACAAATGAAGTTACCAATTACAATTGAATATAACTCAGGTGAGCAAGCAACTTATGTTGCCCAACCACCTGAGTGGGCAAAATGGGAAAAGACAACTGGCAACACTATAAGCCAAGCAAAAGAAAAACTTGGCATGTGGGATTTGATGTTTTTGGCTTACAACGCACACAAGCGAGAAGCAGCAGGGAAGCCAGTAAAAGGTTTTGATATATGGATGGAAACAGTCAGCGATGTAATAGTCGGTGATGCAGACCCAAAAGTCATCCAGCAGGAAGCCTAAGCAGATTATTGGTTGAGTTGGCAATAGCCACACAGATTCCAATGAGAGAATGGGTTGAAGCGGAGGACATTTTAACAGCAATCGAAGTATTGGAGGCGAGGCATGGCAAGTGAAACTATCGCATACAATAAAAACGATCTGCGTGATATTTACAAAGCATTCAAACTTATGGATGACCAAGCAACAGAGGAAGCAAGAAGTCAATCTGCTGCTTTGGCGTATTTTGCATCAGAGGAAATTAAGCAAGCAGCTAGAGGTCGAACAAAGGCTGGCGAAGTTGCGCAAAGGGTCGCAGACGGAGTTAGCATCTCTAAATCCAGCAAAATCGGTGAGTTCCGTTATGGTTTCGCAAGACAAAAGTTTTCAGGTGGGGCTACAACGCAAACCCTATGGGGTGGTGTTGAGTTTGGATCTAATAAGTTCAAGCAGTTCCCTGCATATTCAGGAAGGCAAGGCAGAGGTTCGAGAGGGTGGTTTATCTATCCAACGCTTCGCAGAATTCAGCCTGAATTGATTAATAAATGGGAACAGGCTTTCAATCGCATTATTAAGGAATGGGTCTAATGGCAACTGGTAATCGCACATTAAAGTTATCAATTCTCGCCGATGTTGATGACTTAAAAAAGAAGTTAGGCGATGCTGACAAAGCAGTTGAAAGTAACGCAAGCAAGATTTCAGAGTTTGGTAAGAAGGCTGCTTTAGCATTTACTGTTGCAGCTGCTGCTGCGGTTGCCTATGCCGGCAAATTAGCCATTGATGGGGTCAAATCAGCCATTGAGGATGAACAGGCACAACTTAGGTTAGCCAGCGCACTAAAGACGGCCACAGGGGCTACTGATGCCCAAATTAAGGCTACTGAGGAATACATTACAAAAACCCAATTGGCAACTGGTGTTACTGATAACGATTTGAGAAATGCGTTTCAGAGATTATCTGTAAGCACAAAAGATGTTAATACATCTCAAAAATTATTAAATTTAGCATTAGATGTGGCAGCAGGATCTGGCAAAGATTTAACAACAGTTACATCAGCATTGGCAAAAGCGTATGATGGACAAGAAACACAACTTGCAAGATTGGGCATTGGTCTATCAGCTGCGGATCTCAAAGCAATGGACTTTACCGAAACACAAAAAGCATTAAGCAATCTTTATGGTGGTGCAGCAGCTAGAAATGCTGAAACTTTTCAAGGCAGAATTGATCGATTAAAGCAAGGCTTTGAGGAAGCCAAAGAAACGGTTGGCGCAGCATTGCTCCCAATAATTGAAAGATTGATTAGTTATATATTCCAATATGGCGTGCCTATTATCAATAAATTCAAAGATGCTTGGGAAGTTGTTAAAAAAGCCATTGATGATAACAAAGAAAGTTTTGATGCATTTGTGCAGTTATTGCAAACTGTTGTTTTACCTATCTTGGGTAAGGTTTTTACTTTTATGATCGATGTTGGAGCAAAAGCAGCAGCAGCAATCATTAATGCTTTTGGCGCGATTGCTGGCGCAATAACACCAGTGTTGAATTTTATTATTGATGCAATTAATACTGTTATTCGAGGAATTAATCTTGTGAAGCCTGGACAAGACATTGCGTCATTAAACAAAATTGGTCAACTAGGACAAGCAACATCAAACTTTTCATACAATCAAGGCAATCCATTGGCTAGTGCATCAAATGCTCAAACTCAACCAACCGTAATTAATAACATTTCAGTTCAAGCAATAGATCCAGAGGGTGCTGCAAGAGCTGTGCAAAAAGTGCTTGTTGATAGTTCAGCGAGATCAACTCCCACATTCGGTGGAGGATTTGGAATTGTGTTTCAATAATGACATTTTGGACACCTGACTGGAAACTGACTGTTGCTGGTGTTGATTACACCGATATTGCTATAAGCGATATTGCTCATCAAGCAGGTCGAACAGATATTTACACTCAACCAAACCCGTCTTATTTACAAATATCATTAATCGCATTATCTGGACAAACTTTACCATTTGACATTAATGACAGTTTAAGCCTACAAGTTAAAAATAGTTCTGGAACTTATGTCACTTTATTTGGTGGCAATGTTACTGATTTGACTGTTGCGGTTCAAAGAACTGGAGCATTGGCAACTGTTGTTAATTACACAATTTTGGCAATGGGTTCTTTGGTTAAACTCGCAAAAGAAATCTACAATGATAATATTTCACAGGATGAGGACGGAAATCAAATTTATGATTTGTTGTCTAGCGTATTGCTGGCATCTTGGAATGATGTTCCAGCAGCTACAACTTGGGCAACCTATGACGCAACCGAAACATGGGCAACGGCAGGTAATCAGGGCTTAGGCGAAATTGATAAACCCGGGCTTTACACAATGTCAAGCAGACCGGCTGACCCTGACACGATTTACAATATTGCAAGTCTTATTGCCGATAGCGCATTTGGTTATCTTTATGAAGCACCTAATGGTGATATTGGTTATGCTGATGCAGACCATCGTCAAACTTACCTTCTAGCCAATGGCTATGTTGATTTAGATGGCAGACATGCTTTGGGTCAAGGATTATCAACCATTACAAGATCTGGCGATATCCGAAATGACATTTACATTAATTATGGGAATAATTTTAATTCACAGGCAACTGCGTCTAGCGCACAATCAATTGCGTTATATGGCTACAAAGCACAAACTATTCAATCCTCAATCCATGCAGCTTTGGATGCTCAGGCTGTGGCAAATCGATACATTGCTCAGCGTGCTTTTCCATTACCGGCTTTTCAATCCATAACCTTTCCAATAACTAATCCAGAGATAGACAACAGCGATCGAGATAATCTTTTAAGTGTCTTTATGGGTCAGCCGTTAAATATTCAAAATTTGCCTGACCAAATCTCAGGTGGCGAATTTGAGGGATATGTTGAGGGATGGCGATGGAGCACAAGGTTCAATGAATTATTCCTAACCATCAACCTATCACCGGTGGCGTTTAGCCAAGTGGCGATGCGCTGGAATACTGTGCCAATTACCGAGGCATGGAATACAATTGATCCAACTTTGACATGGGAATACGCTACAATCGTAGCCTGAGATAAAGGATAATATGGCAACCACTACTAATTACAGCTGGAGCACTCCAGATGACACCGCATTGGTCAAAGATGGTGCAGCAGCAATCCGATCACTTGGAACTGCTATTGATACAACAGTTTTCACAAATGCTGGAGCAGCAATTGCAAAAGCAACAGTTGATGCAAAAGGTGATTTGATTGCCGGAACAGCTGATAACACAGTTGCAAGATTAGCCGTCGGAGCAAATGACACGATTTTAGTCGCAGATTCCTCAACTGCAACAGGTTTAAAATGGGCTGCACCTGCAAGTGGTTCAACCTTTGTTGGCGCAAATGTTGTTAGCACTACAAACCAATCAATTGCCAATGCTACTTTTACAATAGCGAATTTTGGTAGTGAAAACTTTGATACAAATACTTTCCACGATAACACCACAAACAATTCAAGAATGACAATACCAAGCGGTAAAGGTGGTTATTATTTAGTTACTTGTGCTATGCAATTTGCAAGCAATGATACTGGTTTTAGAGCAGTAATACTAAACAAGAATGGAAGCAATTATCAAAATTTGAATTGGGTAGATGCAGACTCAGGTAATAACATTTGGGCAAGTGGGTCAGCAACTGTAAGTTGCGTTCCAACTGATTATTTAGAAATTGAAGTGTACCAAAATAGTGGTGGTGCTTTAAATCTAAACGCAGGAAGTAATTTTACTATTAGTTATCTAGGAGCATAATGAGTGATTTATATTCAATTATCAAAGAAGAATATCCTGAAATAAATGATAAAGAATTTGTTGATGGGTGTATCAAATTGCAAGATGATGGTGATGGAATTCAATACATCAAGAAATGGGAATACTCTAAACCAATTCCAGAGGGCTTAACACTAGGCAAACCCTCAGCATAATCTTGAGGAATTGTGCCGATGAAACCCTACTTATCTAAAGCAGCTGTTCAATTGCGTGAGCAGATCGATGACAGTTTTGCTGATAGATCTAGAAAATCGGATGGTTGGATTTCGGACGCTAGGCATCAAAAAGTAAAATCGGATCACAACGCCTTGCCTTCGGGTGAGGTTTGTGCCATTGACATTACATCTGATCTTGGTGCAGCCGAAAGCATGTCTGCATATCTTGCCGATCAAATTCGCATTGCTGGCAAAACAGATAAGCGCATCAAATATGTAATCCATAATCATCGTATTGCCAGCAATATTTTGAACTGGCGTTGGCGTAAATACAAGGGCATAAATCCCCACACTAAGCACATCCATATTTCGTTTCATCCAAAGCAAACAGGAGAGTTCTTTAACATCCCACTACTAGGAGGCAAAGCATGAAACTATCAAATAAACACAAGGCAGCAATTAAGTCATATTTAAGAGCTGTGGCTGCTTCCGGTATTACCGTCCTGTTGGCAATTGTTGCTGACATCCGACCAGAGTTTGCAATCCTCGCTGGAGCGTTGGTTGCACCTCTTGCTAAGGCACTTGATCCAAAGTCCGGCAAAGAAGCTGATTATGGACTTAATGCGAAATGACAGCCAACGAATGGGTTGGTATCGCCGTTGGCGTAACCGCCGTATCTACAAGTTTGTTGCTGGGTCTGCGATGGGTTATTAAATCTTATTTAAATGAATTAAAGCCAAACTCAGGCTCAAGCATCAAAGATCAAATTACAAGACTTGAACAGCGTGTCGATGATCTGTTTGTCTTAATCAGTAAGCGATAATTTTAATTATGGCGAACACACGAAAACCTATCAAACGCAAAAAGATCAATCGTCGAGTCGTTCGCCAAACTCCTGAACCATTAAGCAAAATCGATCAGCATTACTTGGCTTTGCACGAATGTTACAAAGCAGCTAGAAAAGCAGGATTTACACCTGAGCACGCTTTTTGGTTAATGACTGAACATAAAACCTTTCCTGATTGGGTCGTAGGTGATGGTGGGATTATTCCTTCCATAGATCCAACTGACGATGAGGATGACGATTAAGCGCATAGCGTTTGTGAGTGACCTGCAAGTTCCTTTTTTTGATGAAAAAGCCACTAAATCCGTAGGCCGTTTTCTAGCCAAATGGAAACCCCACCGCACTATCTGCATTGGTGATGAAATTGATTTACCACAACTTGGCGGTTTCAATGCTGGAACTATTGATGAGATGGTTGGCAACATTCATGAGGATCGATTACTGACCCAAGAAGTATTAACCTACTTAGGTGTAACCGATGTACTTGGATCTAATCATGGAATTAGGCTTTACCGATCTATCAAGAAACGATTGCCTAGCTTCTTAAATTTGCCAGAGATGCAGTACGAAAAATTTTTGGGCTATGACAAACTAGGCATCAAATTTCATCCCTACGGATTAGATTGGGCGCATGGCTGGACTGCGGTGCATGGCGATGCTTTCCCCCTATCTCAAGTACCAGGTCAAACGGCCTTAAATGGGGCTAGGAGGCTAGGAAAGAGCGTGGTATGTGGTCACACCCATAGATTAGGGGTTTCGGCCTTCACAGAGGCTTCTAGAGGCCATTTAGGGCGCACTGTGTGGGGCGTTGAGGTTGGCAATTTAGTAGATTTAAGCAGTTCGGGCATGGCATATACTAGAGGCTACGCAAACTGGCAAACTGGTTTTGTTGTTGCCTATGTAAAGGATCGTAAAGTTCAGGTTATTCCTATCCCGATTAACCCAGATGGCAGCTTCATATTTGAGGGTAAGGTCTATGGGTCTTGAAACCGATTATCACGAACGCACGATTGATGACCATATCGATGATTTTGAGGATATTAGC